TCGATTGGGAAAGCGGCATCATCGCGCGGGATCGGCAAAAGACGGGGGTAGACTCGCAACACAAGCTATGGCCCCTCACCTTGAAAATGCTTCGGGAGCAAGCTGGCTCCGGCCCGTTGCTCTTGGCTACGCGGGGCGGTCAACCTCTTCTCCAGGAGAGAATCAAGGAAGACGGCAACCCCTCGAAAACCGATATGATCGGCCGCGCCTTTGCTACCCTAAAAGAGGAGGTCGGCATAACATTGCCGTTCAAGCATTTTCGGAAGACCGGCGCAAACGCAATCGCCAGACAGTTTCAAGACAAGCCTTGGCTGGTCGAATTGTATCTTGCCCACCGTGACCCTCGAATGCGCAAGCACTACACGCAACAGCATTACGACGAATTGCACAAGGCAACAGAGTGGCTAGACGGTCATTTCGGGCTGGAGACCTCCGCCCGCAATTAGCCGCCTCGCCTCCTTGTCGGGCACGCGCCAAAGTCGACTGTACTTGTCCTTCTCGGCTTGAATCCTTTTCAGGCGGCACCATTCCCTTACCGTAAAAGGCTTGCGATGTAGTGCGATGGCCAATTCCTCTGGGGACCACCATTCTTTCTGCGGTTCCTTGGGCGTCCCTTCAATTCGGTCCAGCCGGAGGAGGATTTCGGAGTTCTGTTGCTCAAGGCGAACAAGATGGTCAAGTATTTCGTTCATGTTGTGGTATCAGATTTGAGGTAATCGCCACCGTCGCAACCCCGTCTTGGGTCGGCGCGGGGTCATTTTCATTGGTGGTCTCGGGAAGCCAGGGCTGTAGAAACTGAGCCGGGGCCAGTCTGGAACCGCTCAATCTCGTCGATGGGAATTCGGACCCGGCCGCCGATCCGAACGCAGCGGAGCGTTCCGGCCAGACACATCAGATAGACCTTCTTGCTGCTGGTCTGCAGCAATTCCGCCGCCTCTTTCACGCCATAGGTCTGCCGGTCGTCCGGCTCGACGATGATCGGTTCCGGTGTCGGCCGGCTGACCATCTCCGCCAACGTGAGCACGGCGGCGGCCACTTGGCTGCGCATCATCGGCTGTGTCGAATACTCAGTGAACAGTTGCAGGATTTCTTCGTTCATCGGTTCTCGCGGGCCGCGGTCGGCTGACTCAAAGGGCTGCCAAGCTGTTGGAGGATGGCCGTCAGGGCAACAAGGTGCTGCGTCCGTGAACCGAAACGGTCGATGAATTCCTGCCGGGTGAAGTCACTTTCCGTCAACCCCTCGGATTGATTGACGACTTCTTCCGCCAACTCGGCCAAGGCGGCGTTATACACTTTGCCCCATGTCTCGTTTGCTTCCCGGCATCCGGCCGCTAATGCGGGGTTCGCCTTCTTCCAGCCTTCCAAGACAGCCGCTCGTCCGCGGCGCTCAGCGGCCAGTTCCTCGGCGATGGAGTGCAACAACTGATTCTGCTTCTCTTGACCGTTGACCAGTTGCGTCAAGAGACCAACCATCCTTTGACCGGGTGTAAGGGGCATCGTTAGCGCCTCCGAAACAGGCCCCGGCGGCGGGGCTGGCGGTTGGGTTGCGGCTCGGGCGATTTCGGCTCAGCCGGCTTCGCGGCCGACGGATCGGTTGCATCGGCGATCTCCACTTCGACCGGCACCTCGATGACAGTCGGCGTCATGGCGGGCTTGATCGGCGGTGCCAGGATCGGCTCGGGAGTGATCTTCGCCGGCCTGGCGTCCGGCGCGGCAGTCAGTGGAGCGTGAGTCAGCCACACGCCCAGGGTCACAGCCAAGGCAACCAGGGCGGCGGCGGTCAAGATGCGATTGTGCAGATTCATCGGTTCACCTTTCGATATTGCGGTTCCTTGCCGTGTTCCTTGAGGATGTTGCAGGTGTGCCGCTTCAGGTCTTCAAGGGCCTGGTCGCGGGCCTTCTCGGTCGCGTACCACTGGCGGTGGCACCAACGCTTGAACCAGTGGCTCCATTGCTCAATGCCGTATTTCTTGTGGCGCGGTTTGCAGGCCCGCTTGAAGTGTCGGGGCCGGTCATCCCCCGGGGAATCGGCTTCTCGGTTTTGTCGGGCCATACGTGGTCTCTGCCCTTCACGGGATGTGTTTCTCGTTGACTTCCTTGAGGACGCCCCTGACGTAGTGGCGAGCCACCTTGAATCGCAGGACCAGGGCACTGCCGAGGCAACCGCCGATAGCCATCCCGATGCCTTGGAGGGCCGAGTTGCCCAAGTGCGTCAGCGTCTCCGTGCCGTGCATCACGGCATAGGTGATGGCGGACCCGGCTGCTGCGGCGACAACGACCAGGGCCAAGGCCCCGGTGCTGTAAGCGATCAGACGTTGCAGGTTTGCTTTCATCGGTTCATCTTTGCTGATTGACAGGTGTGACGCAGACGCCATTTCCGCAAGAGCACGGCCTTAAGGCGGCTTTTCGTGGCGCCGATGAATTGGCGCATCCGTTTCGGAGTGTCGTCAGCGAAGCGGTAAGCGTGACGAAGTGGTCGCCAGGGGACAAACCCTTGCGTTCAGCCCAGGTATTATCAGGAACGGTGGCCACCGACACGCGGACATCGGCAATCCGATCCTTGAACTTCCGCCGTACTTGTTTGATGAACATCTCCGCCTGAAACTCGACGTGTTTTGCTTCTTCGCGGCAGTATCTGGATGCATCCACCTCGAACTCCACGCTCACGTCGGGTGCCGCGGGTTCGCGCATCGGCTCGATCCAATAGGGCCGCAAGTCACGATTCAGGCGGCGACGGAGAAGCTGCGCGAGTTTGCCCTTGGAAAACGACTTCACGGGTTGCCTCTCAATTGGCGCTTGGCGGCGGCCCGCTCAAGCCGATGGGTAATGGTCTTGTTCTTCTTGCCCGGATCAACGCAGCCTTTCGCCGGCCGGCGGGACCAGTATTCGTAGCCCGGTCCCTTGGCACCTTTCTTCGGGCGGCTCATTGCGGCCTCTTCATCTGCGCCGCGGCGGCCATCACGATGGCGACGATGCCAACAATCGCCACGCACAACACCGAGACGATCAACACAACGCTCAATTGGTCGGGAGTCATCGAGTGGCGCCCACTTCGTCCGGTCGCACAGGTCCGCGGTAGTGAGGCAAGGGCGTCAGGTAGCCGTTGTTTTGGATCAGCTTCAAGAGCTTCCTTCGGCAGTCTCGGCAGTAGCGGTTGCCGTGCGGCGTGCGGACTGTGCGGAACTCGACGCCACAGTCGGGACAAGTGTTTGTTTTCTGCAGAGGTTGCATCGGTGTTACTCCATCACGCTGCCGTCGATGTCGGTGCTCGTCGTAGTTGCGAATCCCGCCCCGCCCCGGGGGACCAGCCTGGGGCGGGGCGCTCCTCCGCAGTTATTTTGGGGCCTTCTTCCACACGCGCTGGATGGCCTTGGTAGCGGCGGTTTCCAGCTTGCCCAGTTCGGTCTTGGTCTGAATGACCACGTTGGCCAGTTGAAGCAGCACGGTCAGGTCGTCGGCGGCCACGGTGAACGCCGTGTGCGTCACCTCGGGGCCGTGGAGCGCGCCGCTCCGCGACTCGATCTCTTTGCGAAGGGCCCCGAGCAGCGTCGTCAATTCTCCGTTGGCGGCGTCCAGGCTCGTGGGCGGGATTTGGGTCAGACGGGCGAGACTCTCGCGGATGTCGTTGTTCATGGTGGCCTTTCTGGATCAGAAGTTCGGTTTCAGCCGGTTGATGCCCATACGCACGAGCCGCACGACCGCCAGGGCATCTTCCACGGCAGTGTGCGCTACTTTTCCATCCATCCCGGCCCGCTCATAACAGGTCTTGCTGTCTGGTAGTCTGTCGTCTTCCAATGGGCGCCAGAAGAAAACGGCTGGGTCCAGGATACGGTGCCGAAACTTGACGACGCTCGTGAAGCCCGGCAGCCGATAGAGAAACTGCATGTCGAAGCTGGCGAAGTTCTTGCCGGCCGCCTGCAAGTGCCTCGGGTCCAAGCCGTTGGCCTTGATCCACTCGGCGAACTGCTCGCCCAATTCCACCGGCTTGCAGAACGCCCAGGCCGAGCAGGGCTGCGGGGGGACGGGGTTGGCGATCTGCTTCAGCAGGCCGGCGTTCATCGCCATTGCGTAGGGCGACCCCGTGACGGTTTCGTAGGTGAGCACCCGCCGGAATTGTTGAAGCCCGTCGATGGGCGTCTTCCAGTCGTCAATCACGGCTCCCATTTCGAGCGTCTGGCAGGTGGCCGGGTCCAAACCCGTGGTCTCGATGTCGATGCTTACGTAGGGCATCTTCGGCGGCGTGACCAACAAAGCCGGCTCTCTGGCCGCCCGCCAGTAGTGGCCGGACCAGCCGCAGCCCGAACACTGGCCGACCTCGGGATTGCTGGTCGGCTTGAGGAGTTCTTCGCAGTTCGGACAGAGCTTCTTCATGGGTCGACGATCTCGGCGTTGTGCTTGATGAGCATGGCCTGAACCCAGTCTTCACCCGTCGTGTGCCAAGCCCCGCAGGAGCATGGCCCGACCAGTGTGTCGCACGGTTCCCGGCCCCCGTTGTAGTGGCAATCGGTCCAGTTCGCCGGCCAAGGGACCACGCCGTTTATACGCAGTAGCCGCTGCCTTGCTGCCCCATTCCGCAGGGCGGCGAACATTTCGATGATCGAATGGGCGGCGTGTCGCCGGCTGACGCGGACCCTGTTCAACTGGGCCTCGCTGCCGTTACCGGCGTCGTACACTTGCTCGGCCAGCAACTCGTGTCGACACACATCGCGGTACAGTTCAAGGGCCTGCGCGGCGGCCAGCACGGGATTGGAGACGTCGCTTTGCGGCGGGGCTAGCAAGGCTTCTCGCTGATCTCCAAACCAGCCACAAACCTCACACAAGCGATCGGCGTCTCGGCCGGTTTCCAGCGGTGCCGTGCAGCGGGGACAGAACTCGGCCATTGTCAGATTCCTAGCTCCCGCAGGGCACGGATTTCATTCCACGTAAGCCTTTGGAGCACTTCGCGCCGGAGGCGGACGAGCCGGTCGTACTCTTCTTTCTCTTGGTGGTACGCTTCGACGCTCTTCCGGTACGCCTGGCGGCAGGCTTTTTTCGTGCCTTTGCCACTTCCGAGGCAGGCGGGGCATTCGATGCGTCGGACGTGGCGGTATCCTTCGACCGGGCACGGTGAGTCCGCCGGATTGTCGATTCGGCCTTGCCCTCGGCAGGCGAGGCAAGGGTAGCGGTTTCCAAAATCGCTTCCGTGGGCGAGACAGAAGAGTCCGAAGTTTTTATAGGACCGCCGGGGCCGGGTGCGTCGGAAGCCGGTTGCGAACTCTCGTTGCATGACTCGTCTTCCTCGTCATCGGGGTACTTCACAGAAGGCCGGTTGTCAGTCAGGATGGCATACAGCCGGCGGTCCATTTTCTTCCTCGCCCAAAGAGGCAAGCCGGTGGGCAGCTTGCCGTCGAACAGTTCTCGCAAGGCCCGGATGCCCGTGACCCCGCACACCTTCGTCCACAATCGCTGGTGTTTCTCACACTCTTCCTGCGCGGCCGCGAGGGTCTTGATTAGCCGGCGATTGTGGTTCACGAAGTCCCACATCTGCCGCAGTTCGCCGCCGCTATAGGGGACCAGGGTTCGCACACACGCCTGAAATCGGGCGGGCACGCGGACGCCATGAACCTCTTTGCGCCATACAATCCGGTAGCCCTCTTCCGAAAACCACATCCGCCGGACCTTATGGTTCTGGCCACGCTTCTTTTTGCGGACGAACTCCATCAGACGCCCTTTCGGCCGATGCCGGTCCCACGGCGCTTGCGCGGGTGCATTGGTGAGTAGGTGTTGTAGGTCGCGCAGGGCTTCAACAGCACCCGACGGACCTTCTTCTTGCCGCACTTCTCGCATCGCGTGGGCTGCGACTGGTTCATAGCCTGGAACGCCTCAAAGGCGTATCCGCACGCGCTGCACTCAAGGTCGTAAAGGGGCATGTCAGTTCTCCGACCCGGTCTGGGAACGTTGGACGACCACGATGTTCTTCAGGTTACGGACGCTGATGCAGTGACCGAGATTGCTGTGACCGCTCACGTAGTTCGGCGTTACCTCTATGACGCTGAGCCAGTTGAGTCCCATCGCCGAACCGCGCCGCCACGGGTAGACGATCAGGTCGCCGGGGCGGATTTCTCGGCCCAAGAAGTCGGTCGGGTTCATGCTTGTCCCCTCATATAAAGAGTAGTTGTGTGCCTGTGGGAAAGAGCCACATGGTTCTTCTTCCCGAAACAAGCGCGCATAACAGTTGTCTTGTACTTCTTTGGATTGGATTTCCTTCGGAGGTTCTTCTTCCTTGTCGTTTCGCGCGTGCGACCACGCACGTTTTTCCAATTTCAAGGAGACTTGAAATCTGCGTTTTTGGCACCACACGATTTCTTCTCTGCGATGTGGAAGCGATCACACGCCGTAGCCGAAGAGGCAGGTGGTGTTGCAACGCCTTTGCACTGCGCATTTCCCATAACGGAGATCATGTCATGCCATTGAAAAAGCCATTGCCGCTGCTGGTGCCGCAGAGGGTGCGGAACATCCCGCGATCGTTCGCGTGGATCGACCATCGTCTCCGCAGCGAAGGCTTCCTTCCACGACTGCTGCCCGAGGACCTTGGGTTGTACCTGTTTCTCGTCCTGGCGGCCGACCAGCGAGGGCTTTCCTGCTGGCGGCTCGATCGCATCGAGAAAGCCCTGTCGAATTTCGATTGCCACGCGCTTCGGGATGCCCGATCGCGGCTGGCGGAACTGGACCTGATCGCCTACCGCCCGTGGCGCAGCGGCGACCCGGACGGCTGCTATCAGGTTCTCTCCGTCCAGCGCCCTCCCGAACTGTCGCCGGAATTGCAGCAAGTCATGGCACGAGTCTTTCAACGCCTGGAGCCCCAAGACGCCAAAGCATGAAACATCGCCATCCGATGCGGGATGCCACGAGTGTTCCCTTAGAGTGGGATTTGATAGCGAGAGTGTGACCCGCGTCGTATACGCTGTATCGCCTGAATGCCAGGAATGAGTCGGTTGGGACCGGCACCACGCCGGACGCCCCGGATGACCCATGAGGTTTTGGATCAAGCGACTAACCCGTAAATCGTCCTCAATCGTAGGGCCGCGGCGATCCGCCCCCGCCCTGAAACGCAAACCCCAGAAAGAACTTTTGCCATGAAGAAGTCTCTCCGCGGATGCCCGGTGCTGCCCCGCGGCCGCGCCGCCGTCGGCATCGACATCGGAAAACGAAAACACGCAGCCACGGCCCTCTCGCCCCAGGGCGAGGTCATCGCCCGGCTCGCCTCGTTTCCCAATACTCGCCAGGGTGTCGATCAACTGGAGAAGGATGTCCTTCGCAAGGCGGGCGGCCCGAGCAAGGTGCTCGTCGGCATGGAGGCCACCGGCCACTACTGGATGTGCCTCTACCACGAACTCGCGCGCCGCGGCTATACGTCCGTCGTCCTCAACCCTCTCCAGACCAATGCCCGTAGCAGCGCCCGCATCCGCAAGACGCGCACGGACAAGATCGACTCGGGCACCATCGCCAGGCTGATCCTCTCGGGAGAAGCCACGGCCACGCGCGTGCCTGATCCGAAAACCACGGAACTGCGGCTGCTGGTGCGGCATCGCCGACGCCTTATGCGCGCCGCTGGCGACATGGAACGCTACGCGCACACCATCGTCGATCGAATCTTCCCCGAATATGCCGATGTCTTCAGCAAGATGTTTCTCTCCTCCCCGCAGAAAGTGATCCGGCAGATCGGCCTGGCTCCCGGAAAAATGGCGGACAACGCCGATCAGGTCCGCGAGATTCTGCGCAGTTCGTGCCGTGGGCGGATCGCTCCCGAGACCATCGAGCAACTGCTGCAAGTGGCCAAGGAGTCGATCGGCACACGCCAGGCGGAGGACGTTGCCGAATCGCAACTCTGCTCGATCTTCGATTACCTGAAAACGGTACGCCAGCAGATCGCCGGCATCGAGAAGCAACTCGACGAGCGCGCCGAGCAGCTCGATTCGCCCCTGTTCTCCTTGGGCCTCACCGGCCCGATGGTCGCAACGATCCATGCCGAAAGCGACCCCATCGGCGATTTCGCAAGACCCGAGCAGTACGTCGCCTACACGGGCCTCGATCCCAGCCTGCACGAGTCGGGCGACTCGATCCAGTGGCGCGGCAAGATCAGCAAACGAGGCTCCCCGCTGTTGCGGCTCGCGCTGTACCAAGCCGCGTTCGTCGTTTATCGTCGCCATGATTACTTCCGTCGCATCTACCAGAAACATCGAAACCGCGGCAAAAAGCATCGCAATGCGATGGTCATCGTCGCCCGTCGGCTGGCTCGCGTGATCTGGCGGCTCTTGACTGACAACCGCCAGTTCACCGCGCGTCCGCCGAAGACCGTCTGTCCCTTCACCAAGCCTCGCAAGTCAACCACGTCAACCAAAAAAGCCGCCTGCGCTCGCGCTTGACCCATCCAGAAAAAATCGCCATGCAAGAAATCATCGTCCTCTCACGACCCCACTTGACTTTTCATAGTCGGTCTCGCTGAAAGGAAAGAGAAAGAGAAAGGGGCGGTGCCGGCAGTGCTGCCGGCACCGCATATCTGGTCCTGTGAGACCAGAGAAACCGGCCTTTTGCTAAAGAGGGCCGGGGAGTCGTCTTACGAACCCACGCGCGTCACGATGGGCTGGGTGACATTGCACTTGCCATTGACGGCAATCACGGCGTCCTTGAAGTTCACCTCGCGCTGCTCCGAGCGGAAGTCGGGGAAGAGCGTGATTTCACTTTCGGCGGTTGCGCAAGGCGCAACCTGCTCCACCTCGATGGCCACGGCGTAGGGTTCGCAGGGGTCTTTGGCGTAGGTGATCCATTCCGCAGCCGCCCCGATCCCCTTCAGCGCGTCCATCGGCGTGATCTCCTCGCTGGTGCCGGTGGTGATGAACTCGTAAACGCTATCCCACTTCACGTCCAGCGGCACCTCCTTGCCTTCCTTCACCGTGTCCAGGTTGTCCCGGTCGAGCAGGTAGGTGTAATCGCTCTTCTCGGTGTAGGTGATGTTCCCCTCGCCGATCTTCACTTCGAGTTGCTGCGAGAGGAAGGTGATTGTCGTGTCCACGGCGTAGGTGCCGGCCCCAAGGGCGGGGCTGAACGTGATGTCCGTCGTCAGGTGCTCGTCCGTCCCGTCCTGGGTCCGCGCCGTGACGACGTGGACCGTGGCAGCCGTCTCACCGGCGATGGTGAAGCGAGCGCCGACGGGAACTTTGTGAGTGTGTCCGCCCACCGCCGTGGGGATGCTCACACTCGTGACCTTGCAGCCGGTGTCGCCTACGGCCACTGCCGTACTCGGCGTGCCGACCGTCTTGTCGGCAAGCGCCGTGCAAGGATAGATATCGGGGTGCGCCCCCAATCCGTCCTTAATCCGCACGGTGCAATCGCGAAGCTCGATGCGTGCCATGTTCGGTCTCTCCTGTCTATTGATTGGTGAAAAGTTCCATCCGGTAACGGGCGTCCACCATCGACTGCTTCAGCCGATCGGTCGGATCGACCTGTCCAAAATGCAGGACGCGGATCGTGTCGTTGCGGCCTTGGACCGGCTTGAGGCAGCCGACCAGCGCGTGCTCGTCGTCGCCGGGTTGGTTTCCGTACTGATAGACGGCGATGGGTCCGTCCATTGCCTCCTGGAATACGCCCATCTTCTGGATAATGGCGTACTGGTTCTTCGACTCTTCGTAATGGCTGACAAACAGCACGTTCACCACGACTTCGACGTAGAAGTAGTTGTGGCTGGCTTCCCTGGTGAACGGTCCCGTGATACGGATTTCGCAGCGATCCGGGGCCTCCATGAACTCCGTAGTGCGGTCGTCCAGACCTTCCACAATGGCGGTCAGTTCCGCCTCCAAGGCGACTTCCTTCAAGTAGGTGGCCACCGAGGCGAACACCCAGCGCGCCCAATTGGGATTGGCGGACATGGCTTAGCTCTCCCCTCCGGCCCGAGAGTCCAAGGCCAGTGCGTCAGCGGCCGAGAGATCGACAATCGACCCAGCCACGCCCAAAGGCTCGGCCGGCAGTTCCTTGCCTGTGATGAGGTACGCCGCGCCGAACTCGTACGCCTCGTAGTTCTCAATGGCGTACTTGCGGCCGTTGTAGCCGACCCAATCCGTCTTGTGCAGCACGAGATTGGGACAGTCGCGGCGCTCGATGATGAACAACCGCTGCCCCGTCTCGAAGCCCCCGCCCGCACCCGTGAGCATCTGCTTGTTCGCGGAGATCAGCGCGACGGTGTGCTTCACTTCGGCGCTGATCTTCACCGGCAAAATGACGGCCCGCTGAATCCGGGTTGCCGTTTTCGTGCGGGCCACTTCGCCGGTCTTCGCATCCGCAGTCACCACACCGTTCTGATAAATGACGATGCTGCCGCCGTACTGCCGCTTCAGCGCGTAGAGCACCCGGCGAATCTGCTGGTTCAAGCCGTAACTGGCAGGGTACGTCATGGCGTCAGCCTCGCTTCCGCTGTTCCGCGCAGGTGGGTCGCCACGGGCAATCGAAGCGCTCGTCCAGGGCCTTCTCCAGCCGCTCCATCATCAAGGTGTTCTGGGCGATCACGTCCGCGCACCTCTCGACCAGCGGCATCAGCACGTTGCGCTGCTCGTCTTCCAACTTCACGATCCGTTTGCCCATGCGGCCCTCGCGGACCCAGCCTTGCCAAAGAAGGAAGGCCATGACCAGGACCAGCGGCCCGTATTGCTTGAGCAGGGCGAGCAGGGCCACCCCATCGGCAAACGTGTCGCCCGCTTGTGCAAAGAGTAGAAAGTCCATGAGGCATCTCCGTCCGCCCAGAGGCGCAGTTGATGGTAGAAAGGCCGCCCGTCCGGGTTTGGCCCGGACGGGCGACCGCAACTCGCTCAGACGGACACCCGTTAGCCGAGCATGGGGACGCAGGAGCCGTGTTGGAGGACCGCCACACCCGCGAGGATGTCGCAGTTCACCACCGTGCCGCCCGCGTTGATGTCGTACTGCATCAGCACGCGCATCCCGATCCCATTGTGCGGGACCACCGCGGCCATGACGCCCATCCGGCTGTCCGGCAGGGCCAACGGCCGGGTCACCAGGGCCAGGGCGTCCCGGTGGAACGCCAGGTTCAGCGAGCCGGTCGGGCCGGGGAACGCCGGGTCGCTCTGAGCGACGGCCAGGTCCAGCGGCCGGTCCAGGTACACCGTGCAGGTCGAGCCGGCGTCTTCCGACTCGATCACGGTGTAGGTCGCGCGGCTGCCGCCGGTGCCGAAGGCGAGCAACTGACCCACCTGCGGGGCCTTGCCAGCGGTGTAGCCGCTCAGGACGATGGCCTTGCTGTAGGCGGCGGGGTAGCTGGCGCTGGCGGCGCACTTCTTGTAGTGCGTCACGACCGCGCTGGTCTGCACGTCGTACTTGAGGGCCTCGTTCAGGATGATCGCGCCCGTGGTGGCGTCGGTCATCCAGGTCGGCTGGTCGTTGCCGGCCACGTTCACGAACTCACCGGCCGTCCCCGTGATGGTGACGTTCAGCGCGCTCGTGTCGCCGGTCGCGTGCGCCCCGGTCAGCGAGAGAGCCTCGCTGTCGGTCCCCGAGAGAACGCAGTTGACGTTCTGACACATGAAGGTGTCGAAGCCGAGGATGCGGCCCAGGGTGGCGTTCTCCAAGGCCGTGCCGCCGTCGCCGCGCATCTGGGCGGCGATGAACAGTTCGGTCTTGAGCATGGCGGTTTCCGCCGTGGGGGCCATGACCAGCCGGCGACCGTCCAGCGGGGCCTTGTTGACGTTCAGACGCTCGCGGGCGTCCAGCACGTAGTCCTTCGCATTCGTGGAATCGAGGGCACCCAGCCGGCCGATGCGGTTCTGCGGACCGCTCATGTAGGCATGGATGCGGCCGAGCAAACAGCGATCGACGCCGCGGGCGATGGACAGCATCGCCGGGTGCAGGTAGATGTCCTTCAACTCCTGGAAGGACTTGCTGCCTTCGCCGTCCCGGATCACGAAAGACTCGTAGAACCACTGGTCCAGAGGCACCGGCACGTTGGTAGCGGTGGCGTCTTGCTGGACCAGCGTGGTCCCGTCCGTCTTGCGGCGAATCCTGAACTCGCCGGGCTTGCGGGTGTTCACCACGTCACCAAACTTGGCGATCTCGTTCTCGAAGTCGCGGTGGACGAGGTTCGCCATGACCATGTTCTCTTCGAGGATGGCCAGGCCCTCCTGCGCCCACAACTCCGGGATGTAGGCGTCGAGGTTGTTCTCGTAGCAAGCCACGAAGGGCTGGCTGAGGTAGAGACGATTCATCGTTGTTCTCCGAAACTACTGGGTTGATTCTGCTCACAGGCGCCGAAAAGTCACCGTGACCAGTCAGCCGCCGGAGCGACCTTTCACCGACCCCTGAGAGACACTAGCGGCGCTTGGGGGCCAATCCGAGCAATTCAGGGTTCTTCTCTCGGATTTCCCGATACTGCTGCGGAGTGAGTTTCCGCACATCGACCTTGCCGCCGTAACCCGGCATGAGGCCGCCGGTAGCCGAACTCGAACCGATCCCCGAGACGACGTTGGACCTGAAGAGGTTACCCCATTGCTCGGGCATCTCCTTCATGCGTTTCACCGCCTCCTCGGGCGAACGGGTCATAATCACTTGCTCGTTGGTGGTGGCGTCGACGTCGGGCATGTCCACCACCGGCTTGTACTTGCCGGTGGGCTTGCCGGCCTTTTCGTCCATGACCTCGATCATCCGCGTCCAAGGCCGCAGTTGCGTGACGACCTGCGCGGGGTTAAACGCCTCGTGTTTCACGGCAGCGTCTTGCAGGGAACGGTCGATGGTGGAGTCCCGGAACAAGGCTTCCCACACCTGCGCCTTCTTCTCAGCGTCCTGGACCTTCACCTGGTACTGCTCCTCCAACTGGCGCTTCTCCAAGGTCGCCTGCTGCTCTTTCGTGCGCAACTGACCGGCGATGGCGTCCAGGTTTTCCTTCAACGTCTGGCGCTCCTGCTCCGTCAGGCTCTTGCTCTTGGCCAATTCGTTGAGTTGCGATTCCATTTTCTGCAACTGGACCTGGTGCTTGCGGCGGTCTTCCGCCAGGAATCGGTTCAGGTCTTCCTGGGTGAATCGCGTCTCGCCGGCTGCCGCAGTCGCACCCGCGCCCGCGCCGGCACTCGCGCCAGCCCCCGCAGCGGCACCTGCGCCCGCGCCCGCACCTAAGCCAGCCCCAGCACCGTCGCCAGCGCCGCCCTCACCCTCGAAACACGACACCCACGGACGAGACAAGTACAGCGATCGGAACATGCGAACATTCCTCGACCCGAATGGAACAAATAGCAGACGGTCCACCTATTCGGTTTTTGGCGGCGTCTGACCCGGCGAAGGTGCCGGTGAAAGGGAGCCAGGACACACGGCCTAGCTCAGTCGTGACAATTTCAAGGCATCCGAGTCGCGCAAGAAGGGCTTCAAGAGCCGCCACGCGACGGAACTCGGCACCATATTGATGATGTGCTCGATGGGCAGTTGCGCGCGCTCATAGGTCGTCTTGACCGTGCCGTAGCCCATCGCACTGATGGCCAGGTTCTCCAATTCCAGTTCGGGGTCTTTGCCATCCAGCAGGGCGTAGGCAATCTCGTACTCGGCGATGCGGACGGCCTCGGGCACCTCGGTGTCTTCACCGCGCGGGAACTCCAAGGGCTGAGTCGCCTCGGCTGTGCGAATATCCTCCGAGGCTGCGCCGGTCGTGTCCGAGGAGCCACAGAGCGTATAAACGCTGTGCTTGACGCCCTTGTAGTTCAGGGCGTCAATGATCCCTCGGGCGGCGATCAGTGCCTTTTCGCGGTCGGCGTCACTGGCGGCCGACCATGCCGTTTCGTGGAGCCGCTGGGCAAAGTAGCTCGTCGCCTCGGCGGCTCGATCAGCCGGCGTCTCGCCGTCCGCCACCTTGCCGTAGTAGTCGAAGTTCAATGCCATTACCCACTCCTAGCACGTGATCCAGGAATAGTTGCTGCCATCGCTGGCATCCGCAACCTTCGTGACCGTGACCGTGAAGCCGGCGTCCCCCTGCTGCGTCATGGTGACGCTGACCGCCGCCAAGTGACCTTGGACCGTCTCGGTGACGTTGACCGTTGCCAGATTGCCCTTGACCGTCTCGGTGATGGTGACCGTCGCCAAGTGGCCCTGGACCGTCTCGGTGACGCTAACCGTGGCGGTGTTGCCCTTGACGGTTTCCAGAACCGTCACAGTCTTCACGTCGCCGACGAGATTGGTCCCATCCCCCGTGATGGCGCTCGCGTCGGTATGAGCCAAGGTGCCGATAAACTCGACCACCCAACCGCTCGGGTCGCCGTCCGCCACGGCGACATTTGCGCCGTTGATGCTGCTCAGAGCCCGAAGAGCGGTCTGCATGTCGGCCGCAGAAATGTTGTAGGCCAGGTCAGGGGTCGTCTGGCCATCGTAGGTCAGTGTGAAGGTACCATCCGAAACGCTGGAGTCGAGCGTAATGGTCTGCTTCTCGTTCTTCCCGCAGATGCCGCTGATCGCCGGCACGTTGGTCATCGCCAATGCGCCGATGAACTCGACCACCCACCCTGCCGGGTCGCCGTCCGTCACGGCGACGTTCGCGCCGTTGACGCTGCTCAAGGCCCGCAGAGCGGTTTGCAGGTCGGCCGAAGCAATGTCGTAGGCCAACTCGGCGGTCGATTGACCGTTGTAGGTCAGGACCAGCTTGTCGCCGGCCGCTCCACCCGTGACCACGACGGTCTGCTTCTCGTTCTTCCCGCAGACGCCGCTGAGTGCCCGCACGTTCGTCATCGCCAACGCGCCGATGAACTCGACCACCCAGCCGGCCGGGTCGCCGTCCGTCACGGCGACGTTCGCGCCGTTGATGCTGCTCAAGGCCCGCAAGGCGGTTTGCAAGTCGGCCGAGGTAATGTCATAGGCCAACTCGGCAGTCGATTGACCACCGTAGGACAAGACCAGCTTGTCGCCAACCGCCGCCAGCGTCACCACGACGGTCTGCTTCTCGTTCTTCCCGCAGACGCCGCTGAGTGCCCGCACGTTCGTCATCGCCAACGCGCCGATGAACTCGACCACCCAGCCGGCCGG